TGACCACATAGAAACAGGTGCTATGGGTGCAATGGTACACGGATATATTGTTAGCATACTTGCAAATAAAGAAAATATATCTGCTTCATTTTGTGCTTGCTTTAGAAGTAAATATAGTCATAATTATATTATAAATAATAGGAAAGATTTTTATTTTATGTTGGGATTAGGTTATGCTGAAAAGAAACCTGAAAATTATTCTAGGGTAAAAAAAGAAAATTACTTACCAAAATTAAATGAGGTTATTAAATGGAAATAAATAAAGAAAATTATCTTACAGCTAGTTTTATAGATAACGAAAGAAAAACTATTGAAGTTTTGCTAAAAAGTGATGATGGAAAAGCAGTCAATCCTTTTATATTAGAATACGATCCAAATAATTCTATCTGTAAACAATTATTAAGTGTTGTTACACTAGATGAATTACACGAAATTACTTGGGAAAAAAAGAAAGACGAGAGAAAAAACTTTGAGGCAATGATAAAAAAAGTTGCTGTAAAAGAAGGTCTTATGAAAAAAATAATAGAAAATGTTGATTCTGATTTTTTTAAATTGTTGATGGATTTTCTTTTAAGTAATAAGCAAGAACATATAGACAGATTGTTCAATTTTAAAATCTTTTTATTTGAACAAGATATAGTAAAAAATTGTAAAAATGAAGATTTAAAAACTGCTATAAGAAAATCTAAAACACCATTAGAAGCGCTTGATAATTTTATTATTATTTGGAAAGAAAATAATTAGTCCACCAACCAGTCCAACCTGGTTCCATTAAGTATTGTCTTTGATTAAATAACATAATACTATAGTTATCATCTTTAGGTTTATATTCATTACCTTGTATAGAATAACAAACTTTATCATAAGTGTTAACAACTAACTTTTCTTTTTCTAACATTTCATCAATACCTTTGTTGTATTTTTCTTGCCACATATTAGGGTCTTTTTTAAACGTATCATAGATATAAGACTGGTCGCCAGTCCAAGATATAATAGATGAATTGAAAGATGTATGTTCTCTATCTCTCCACCAAGCGTGTAAAACGGTTGGGTCTTTTCTAATTAAATTAGGTACTTTATTGTAGATACAAACATCTAAATCAAAATATAAGTTTTCTCCATCTCTATAGAGGTCAAACATTTGAAGTTTATTAAAAACACCTTTATAATTTTCAGAAGATATAACAACAAACTCATCATACTTTAAACCAGAGTATGTATCTATCATATGTTTTAGATTTCTTGTATACCAAGAATCAAATTTAGTACCTGTATTTACACAAATTATTCTCACGGTGAATCTCTCCATATTTTTAATTCAAGAATATGGTCGCATAAATCAAATCCTCTATGTTCATTCATCCTTTCCATTTCAGTAAAAAACAATTCTTTATTTACTTTGTCATTGCCTTGACTACTATCATCTTTTGTTTTTTCATAAAATTTTGGTCGCCATTTTTGTCTTAATAATGGTTCACTTAATATCCAAGCACTATATCCTTTTTTATTTACATCTTTAAACAACTTTTTGTATTTTTCAATTTGTAAATAAAATATTTTTTCGGGCAATAATTGAATATCTACATAAGGAGGACGATTGGTAATGTTCATAAAACTAATACAGTTTATATATTCTTTATTTTTAAAATAATCTAAAATTTTCTCTAAATGAAAAAAATTATATAATGAGATACATACATTAATGTTTATTTTTCTTCCTGTTTCTTTATAATATGTTTCCATAGTTTTAACCATATGTTCAAAAGTATTACTTCTTATCCAATCATATACTCTACCCACACCATCTACACTACCGCTAACATCAAGATGTCCAGTTGACATTCTTAAAATTTCCATTGCTTCTGGTGTTATTGTATAGAAATTAGAAACAATGAATACTCTACAAGAAGGATTAATTTCATAAAGTTTTTTTAATATTCTAATATTTCTAATATCAGCAAAAGGTTCTCCACCTTTAATAGTTAATGTTTCTAAACCATATAAAACTTTTTCTATTTTTTCTATGGAATTATTTTTAAGTTGAACCATCGGAAAAACTTCTCTACCAAATTTTTTATCTATACTTTGCCATTTATGACTAAACATACTATTACAAGTAGCACAACTAGCATTACAAGTATTGCTTAATGTATATTCTAGGTATCTTAAAGGTCTGTTTTTACCTTCTTTTCTTGCGTACCAATCTTCATCAAACTTGGTAATATTTCCCATACTACGGACATTAAAAGTATTAGGATTGTCTTTATAACCTTCCATTGTCTTTTTAAAACCTCTCTTATGTTTAGTTTCTAATTCATAACACCTACCACAAGGTTTCATAGTTTTATAATTTCCATCTTCTAATTCTTGTCTGTATTTTTCCATTATAGAACCATTATAAAATTCTTCTATATCATCAACATCATCAATATGAGCTAAATCATTTCGTGAGGACATACAACAAAGTACAATATTACCATCAGGTCCTATTTCTAATCCTGCAAAAGGCGCTTTGCAAAGACTGTAAATATTTTCGCCTGGTAATTTTCTGCTGTAATATTCTGTTTGACCTTTAGGTACTTTAATTGTCATTTCCAGTAGTCCTTTATCCAAGAGTATTTACTAGTATGTATATTTGCATTGGGATTAGCAAAGTGTACAACTTTAATATCATCATTTGGTTTATCTAATATCATATAATCTTTATTAAATCTATTCATATAATGTAGATTAGTTTCTCTATCTTCTTTTTCATCATTTGTTATTTTACAAACCCATTTTCCTGGCATTAATGTTAAATTAATTTTATTTTTATCACATATCCAGTTAATATAATTTTGTTCTCCATAATATTTATAGTGTACGACACCAGAGCGATACCAATTTAATTGCCAAACTTCAGGACATTTTATAAACTCGTCCCAAATAGATTGACAACTACCTGATTTAAATTTTAAAAATCCTCCATTAAGTTTTAATCCAGATGTTACTCTATTTTTATACACACCCTTAACAATTTCATAACCTCCCCACCATTTGTCATACGAAACTAATTCATTATCTCCTACAGGATACCCTATCATATCATCTACATTGCCTGTAATAATTTGGTCTATATCCATAATAATAATTTCATCACCTGGGTTTTGATATGCAAAATGTGGTGAAAAGAAAGATAGTTTGTGCCAATGATATTTTATACCACTATGGGGGTTTAAAGGTATTACTACATCTGCTTTAACATTTGGATTATCACTATAACATATAAACTCAAATGGTATAGTACAATTTCTTTTTAAACTATTATATAATTTTTCAACATAGTCTGGTGTGTATTTACCTTCAAAATAAAGACAACATATTTTTATTTTTTGGTTTTTAACGTTTGATTTATAATCTTGATGTTCATAATAATTTCTGTTATATGTTTCTCTTGCTTTGTTTATTGCTTGATGTACAGGTACACTACAAAATTTTTGACAAACTAAAGATGGATTAGTTTTTAATTCTTCAAAATATTCTTTCCATTCTTTACTATTAATAATATCTTCTACCTTTTCGTTGTTTTCAAGTAATAAATGTTTTTGCATTAATCTTTTTATTTGAGGTTCTGACCAACCTGTAGGAACATCTAACCAGCAACACGGCAGTAAATAACCAGTTGCTGTATAAGCAAGTTCTTTTTTATTCAAACATTTTGGATAAACTTTTACCATTGTATTTCTTTCAATCCTTTAATAAATTCACTAGTACCTGCCTTGTTAATAGCAAAAGAATCTCTTTTACTATTTAAATATAGATTTGGATTTTTAGGTTTATACTTATCTCTTACACTCCAACGACCTGAATAAATTACATCAAATATAATACCATTATCTTTTGCCATTTTTCTACAAGTTTCTATATCATTTTCATTGTAATTAAAAACAATATATTCCCAACGAGCAGTAAGACCCATTTTAGCACATAATTTCATCATCTCAAAGAGATGTTTACCATCTTGGTGTATTCTATACTTATGACTGTCTTCAGGTAAACCATCTATACCAAATAACCATTCTGCTTTAGGATATGTTTCAAATGCTTTTTTATACCACTTCATAGGTCTTTGTGAAGCGGCAGTATTAATTATTACTGGTATATTAATATCTGAACAATACTTTAATATTTCTATAAATTTTGGATGAAATATAGGGTCAGAAATTTGACCACAAAAAATTAATTTTTTAAAGTATTTTGCTATTTTTTTTAAATTATCAAATGATATATCTACCCCAGGCACTTTAAACCCTTTACTTCTAATAGATTGTCGCATACACTTTGGACATTCTAAAGTACATCTAAAAGTTAAATCAATGTTAATACTTCTCTCTCTAAACATTCCAATTCCAAATCTTTCTCCAATCAAAATTTCTACTAGCAGATAACTTATCACAATACTCTTCCGCCTCTTTTAGTTCAAATTTTTTAGGTAATAATAATTCATTTTTTATATACAATCCATCAGTTATATCTTTATATTTTTCTATCAAATCATTTTTAATTTCTTGGGGTAAATTTCTAATTGATAGAAATTCAGGTCCTCTTACTATATTCATAAAGGTAGTTCTTATACCAAAATTGTTCCAATAATAATCATATATCTCATTTAAATCAAAAATATTTAATAATGATACACTACAATTTATTTGTTTTATTATAGGTTTTGCTTCTATTAAATTAGCTTCAAATTTTTTGATATCAATAGGGTATCTTATCCATTCTTCTTTTCTTCCATAGTGGTCGGCTGAAACACCTAATTTTAAATCTTTAAACTTATCAACATAATCAAATATAGACCATTTCTTCCACCTTAATTCTGTCAAATTAGTATCATAAGATAATGTAATATGTTTAGCGTGGTCGTCAGGTATCATATCTAATAATTTCCAATGTGCTGGTAATTGTAATGGTTCTCCACCTGTAATATTCATATAAGATACTAAATCAATATTGTTTATTATATCTTCAACACTATCGTGCCATTCTTTATATTTTATTGGCTTAAATTCTGATTTATTTTGGTGCTTATGCATAGGATCACCAAATACTTTTTTTAATTCATTTCTTCTAGTTGATGAATTATAAGGGTGGCACATATAACAACCTAAATTACAAAATGTTCCATTAATTCTTAATTTCAAACCTATACCTGTTGGTTCTAAATCTACTCCATATTTCTTTCTATACTTGTCAGTTCTATATGATTCACCTCCTGTCGCTTCTAAATCATAACAAACTTGACACTCTTTAATTTTTTCACCAGATAGCATTTTATTTCTTATTTTTTCCATTTCAGGTGAAAAGAAAAATTTAAAAGGTGTGGTATTAGTAGTTGTATATTTCCAATCCATTCTCTTTGCGTGGCAACAAAGTTTATATCTACCAGCATTATCACCATATATTTCTTTAAATGGCATAGCACAATACGTTTTATTTTCTTTATAAAACTTTTTTACTTCAAAATTGTCCATAACTCCTCAAATCTTTTATTGATTAAGTGTATCATTTTGGCAGATTTAATATCGTTAGTAATCTTATCTTTCTTCATTAAATAGGTATGCCATTCTTTAGGAAGATTATACCAATCTATATTATCTTTGTCTAATAGATAGTGTACAAATATTTCATTATTTGCAAAGAAAAGTTTAGATATTTCTACACCAAAAAACTTCTCTTCCTTTGCTTTATTTAATACATCTAACATTTCATTTAATCTTTCTGTATACCTTAACTGTTTTATTGCGTTTGAATTGCCACCTAATACTGCTGTATTCGCTATTAAATAATTAGTATCAAATTTATTGTCTATTGCCAACATTGCTCTTTTACACATTGCTTTTACATATTCATTATACTTGTCTGTATGTGTCATAAGATGTTCAAAACTTTGTCTACCAATATCATAATCCTTTAACATAGTTTTTGTCCACACATTTTCTTTTGTAGCATTAGGGGCATAAACACATATCTTATTCATATCAAAAGTTTCAAAAAAGTTTTCAGTTGTATTAGGTATTACATCTAAATCTAAATAGAGAACATTATCATACTCTTTACCTAATTCTTCCCATAGATATATCTTGTATAAATTAATAATATCAAATTCAAATCCATCAAATTTCTTTTTAAATTTTTGATAGTAGGTATCATTATTATATACTCTATATTCAGCATTACAAAGTTTAGCATATTCATTTTTAATATATACTAATTTTTCATAATGTTTTTCTAATTGTTTTTTAGTGAATTGATGTTTTTCACTTAAATTAGGTTCGTTATTTTCAATGTATATGCTATATATTATAGTTTTCACAATGCCTCCATACTGTATCAAATTTTTTATTGACTGTATGTACTATCTTTGTTTCTTTTGGTATATAAAATTGAGTATCAAAGAAGTAATGCCAACGTTTATCTAACCATTGTATAGCAACTTTATTTACATTTATTTTATACGAAAAAATTGTTTCATTATCATAACGAAACATATCAATAATATTTTGAGGATATAAATTATCTAATCCTTCTTTTCTTAATTTTGTCATTAAATCTATTGTATCTTTAAACTTACCAAAGAAATCTAATTTAAGGATTTGTTCTTTTGAAGCGCCAATGATACCAGTATTAACAACATCATTATTAGGATTGTTGTCAGTTGAAATAAGCATTGCCTGACAATTAAAATATTTTGCTGTTGGACTTCTTATACCGTGTGTCATTTTATCAATAGTACGGTTATGTTTATTAATCATAGTATTGTTATTATAGACAGCAATATGATTTTGTAAATCCCATACTTCAAAAAAGGAATCTTTGGTGACAGGTACAGCGTCAAAATCTAAATACAAAATTTCATCATATTTTTTTGCTAGTTCATATAACAAATGTATCTTGTAAAAGTTTATTACTTCATAACCTGTTAATTCTGGAAAGTCCTTTAGTAAGTTCTTTTCAAATGTTTGGTATTGTTTATCATACTCATACATTTTAAAAGATACACCTATAGCTTTAGCATATTCACGTTTAACGGCAATTAGTCTTTTATAATTGTCTTTAAATGAATTTCTAGTTTCTAATGCTTTTTCTAATGTATCGTGCTTAAATTTAGAAGGACCATAATGTTCTTTTTCAGGCACATCAACATATAAACTGTAAATAACTCTTTTCATACTTATATAAATAATACTAGACTATTTATTAGAGCAGTATGGATACAATATTAAAAGTGATTGATAAGGTGACTACGGACAAACAAGTCAAGTCTATCATAAACTCAATCAACGATAACCAAGAAAAAAGCAAGAATTGGCTTGTAGAAAAGTCAATAGAATACTTTACATTTTTTGATAAACCAAAAATATGTATAGCAGCTGGTTGGTATGGTAGTTTAGCAGATAAATTAAAAGAACATATTGATAATGGAATTCTATCTTTTGATAAGGACCCACAATGTAAAACTATTGGAAGAAAATTATATAAAGATGTTACCTTTGCTACTGCTGAAATAGAATACTTTAATTTTAAAACATATGATATAGTTATATGTACTTCTTGCGAACATCTTGAACAAAAGGTTATTGATGATATGTTGAAAAAAATAAAAAAAGGTGCGTTGGTTATATTACAATCAAACAACTATATTCAAATAGAAGACCATATTAATTGTCATAATAATGTAGTAGATTTTGAGAAGACTTTAAAATTAGATAAGATATTATATAAAGGTACTTTAAAACTAGATAAGTATGATAGATATATGGTAGTAGGAATAAAATGAAATACGATTTAGAACGAATTAAAGTAGAATTAAACAAATTACCTAAATTTGATAATCAAATATATTTACAAGGTACTAGTAAAGATATGGATCCTATTGAACCTACTACTGGAAAAAATTATTTAATAGTTGATGAAACTGAAAAAAAATATAATGTTCCATTATTTGATATACCATACGTTAATTCAATTATAGAATTTAATAATCTTGTAAGAACAAGAATAATGATAATGAAACCTAAAACTTGTTATTATTGGCATAATGATAAAACTAAAAGATATCATATACCAATACAAACACACGAACATTGTTGGTTGTTATTAAATGGTAAAATGGTACACTTACCAGCAGATGGTACAGGATACGTTGTAGATACAACACAAAAACACACTGCTTTAAATTGTTCAAAAGTAGACCGTATTCATATTGTTGGAGCTTTTCAACAGGATGACTCTTGGCGTGATGAAATTGAATATGATTTATGATATAGTTATAACTTCTTTACCAGGAATGGATAAAGATAAACCAGCACCAGGTCCTTCTTTTCTAAAAGGATTTTTAGAACCGTTGGGTTATAAAGTAAAAGTTATTGACGGCAATCAATATGATGATTTACAAAGAATACATTTAGAAATTTCTCAATATAAATTTAAGTGGTTAGGTATATCTGTTTTTTCTTTTATGCAAAAAGATGACGCATTAAAATTAGGTGAAGAATATGATAATGTTTTATATGGAGGATCAGGTGTAGATTTGAAATGGCCAAAGAAAAATTTTATAGTAGGAGAAGGTGAATATGCATTACGAGAATTTTTAAAAGGCAATTTAGATTATCCTGGTATCAATGGAAAACCACCAAAACAAATAGAGAATATACAAGATTTACCACCACCAGATTATTCAGACGTAATTAAGAAACACAAATATTCTACAGCAATTATTTCTGGTTCAAGAGGTTGCGTTAGAGGTTGCACCTTTTGTGATGTAGCAAGTATATGGTCAATGTACAAATGGAAAACAGGTAAACAAATTGCCGAAGATATGCATAAAGTTGCTAGAGAAACAGGTTTAAAAAGTATTGGTTTTTCAGATTCTTTAGTTAATGGTTCTATGAAACATTTTAGAGATTTGTGTTTAGAATTAGCAAAGAAAGATAAGAAAATTAAATGGAATGGACAGTTTATTGTTAGAGCAGCTAAAACATTTTCACAACAAGACTTTGATAATCTAGCAAATTCTGGTTGTAGCCATTTAACTATGGGTCTTGAATCAGGTAGTGAAGCAGTAAGAGACCATATGAGAAAGAAGTTTACAAATGATGATATTGATTATTTTGTGAATAATCTAGGCGAAAGAAATATTACAATGAAATTCTTATTAATTGTAGGATATCCTACTGAAACGGAAGAAGACTTTGAAATGACGCTAGAGTTATTGAGAAGGTATGGTAAGTATTCTCATTTAATAGCTGTTTCTCCTCATATGATGATGACTTATAAAAATACACCATTAGATATGGAACATAGAGAGTTATATGATGAGGATGGATTCCATTGGAAAAATGACATATCAAATTATGATATTAGATATAAGAGATTTTTAAAGGTGTTTGAGGTTGGTAAGGAAATGGGGTATAAATTTAACAAACACGCATTGGAAAAAATAGAGAAATTTAACACTCAATACCAAAGTTAGTATTATAAATAGTATTATGAATAAATTAAATGGAGATATTGTATGATAACAATTGACGGAAAAGAGTATGATGAACAAAAGTTTAGTCCTGAATTACAAAATTACATAGCAGTAAGACAAGAAATTCAAGTAAGCAAGACTAGACATTTAATTGAGATTGAAAAAATAGATGTTTTAACCAAGCATTATAACGAAAAAATAGTCAAGTTGATTAAAAAAGAAGTACCAGAATCCGAGAAAAAATAAATGGCAGCTATAGCTAACCTAACGATAGACCAAGGCGCAACCTTTACTTCCGACGTAACTGTAAAGGACGCTAATGCTCAACCGTTTGACCTAACTGGTTATACGGCACAAGCTAAGATGGCAAAGGGCTTTGCTTCCACACGAACAAGGACGACAATCACCACTACATTACCAAGTAATCCTGCTACAGGCACGGTTACCTTATCATTAACGTCTGCTCAAACAGCAGCTCTTGACGCTGAAAGATATGTTTACGACCTTGAAATAACAAAGGGTTCAGAAGTAACCCGAGTTATTGAAGGATTAATTACTGTAAGACCTCAAGTTACTACTTAAATCAACTTCTCTTTGTTATAAATATAAGATAAAAGGGAGAGAGAATGCCTGATATTACAGCAAAAATAAATGTAAATACACAATCTGGTCCACAAGCCGTTTCGGTAACTTTACCATCAGGTCAGGCCGCTCAAAACACCCAATTAAAATTAGCTTTATTAGGAGATGTTGATACTACAACTTTAGAAGATGGTTCAATGATTCAATATAGAGCAAGCGATGGCAAATTTGTAACACGAACAGAAATAGTTACAACAACAGGTACACTATTATTTAACTGTGGGAGTTTTTAAAAAATAGCATATGGCAACAGTAATACAGATAAAAAGAAGTTCAGCAACATCAGCACCAGCAACATTAAAATTAGGTGAATTAGCATATACTTATGGAACAGGTTCTCAAGCAAACCTAGGAGATAGAATCTTTATAGGGGAAGGTGGAGTTGACGGTAACGGTGACGCAAATAATATTTCAGTAATTGGAGGTCAGTATTTTACAGATATGTTAGACCACGTTGCTGGTACATTAACAGCAAATGGTGCTGTTTTAATAGATTCAAATAAAGCAATAGACGAATTCATTGTAGGTAATAATGCGAGTGCAGGCGGACAAGTAAAATTTAATGAAGCAACAAATAACGGTTCATCATTTATAGGTCTTAAAGCACCTAACAACGTAACTACAACAACAACATTTACATTACCAGACGGAGATGGTTCTGCTGGTCAGTTTATGAAAACTGACGGTGGTGGAAATTTATCTTTCTCAACTGTTAATCAATTTATAGATTTAGCAGGTGATACTGGAACAGATACTTACAATACTGCTGAAACATTAACTTTTGCAGGTGGTTCAGGAATGAATACAGTTGTAACTGATAACAATGTAGAAATTCAAGCAACAGCATTAACAAATGCTAACTTATCTGGTACTGCCGCTATTTCAAATGCTAATTTAGAAAATCCAGCAACAACATTAGGATCATCTACATTAACTTTAGGTGCAACAGAAACAGATTTAGCAGGATTAACTTCTTTAGTAATTGATGACATTACAATTAACGGTCAAGCAATTACAACAACAGCTGCTAATAAAGATATTCATATGACGCCACACGGAACAGGTACAATTATAGTACCAAGTGGTTATGAAGATAGAGCAGGATTTCAAAATCAATCACTTGCTAACAAAGCATACGTTGACCAAGTTGCTCAAGGGTTAGATACTAAACCATCTTGTAGAGTTGGTACAACTGCTGACTTATCAGCAACTTATAACAACGGTACTGCTGGTGTTGGTGCAACTTTAACTGCTACATCAAACGGTGCATTATCACTTGATGGAATAACAACAAGTGTTGCAGATAGAGTTTTAGTTAAAAATCAAACTACTGCTTCTGAAAACGGTATATACGTAGTTACAACTGTTGGTGATGGATCAACTGCTTTTGTATTAACAAGAGCAACTCCAGAAGACCAACCAGCAGAATTATCTGGTGGTGCTTTCGTATTCGTTGAAGAAGGAAGTTTAAATGCAAATAACGGTTATACATTTACGCACACAGGTGCTCCAACATTTGGAACAACTGATTTAGATGTAGCACAATTTTCTGGTGCAGGTCAAATTACTGCAGGTGCAGGATTAGTTAAAGACGGTAATACAATAGATACAAATCCTGACAATAGTTCAATTGAAGTTGCAGGTGACCAATTAAGAGTTAAAGCATTAGGTATACAAGATTCTATGATTGCAAACAATACAATCACAACTTCAAAAATATCTAATCCTGTAATATATTTTAAAGATGAAACTTCAACACAAGGTCAAGTATCTTTAGAAGGAACTTTAGAATTTATGGCAGGTGAGGGAATCAATACTATTGCAAATGGAAATAAATTACAAATTGTTGGTGAATTAGCAAGTACATCAAACATTGGTGTTGCTTCTTTTTCTTCTGACAACTTTACAGTTACATCAGGTGATGTAGAAGTTTCAATAGTTGACGGAGGAACTTTTTAATGTTTGGTTGGATCAAAAGATTAATTAATAAAACAGTTAGTTCTTACGACCCAGTTAAAACAAAGACTACTGTAGTTACAGTTAAAGATTTAAAATCTAAAACTAAAAAAGAATTAGAGAAAATTGGTAGAAAAATAGGAATTGAATTAGATAGACGATTAACAAAATCAAAACTAATTAACAAAATTAAATTTAGAGCTAGAATAAACAGGAAAAAATAATGGCAACAAAAATTAAACCATATCGTTCAGAAGTAGCAACTCGTATTCCATCAGCAAGTAATATGGATATCGGTGAGTTGGCAATGAATATTCAAGATGGTAAGTTCTATACAAAAACATCTGTTGGACAAATTAAAGAGTTAGGTGGTGCAGGATCAATTACTTTGCAAGACGTAACTGCTAACGGTTCAATTACAGATAGAACAATCACTATGAACGGTGCAAATTTTATTTTTGAAGGTAATTTAGAAGACGCTTTTGAAACTACTTTAACAATAGATGAACCAACAGCAGACAATCAATTAAAATTACCTAACGCTTCAGGTACTCTTGGTACGCAAGATGACGCTTTAGCATATTCTGTAGTATTTGGTTCGTAGGATAAATTATGGCAAGTATATTTAAGAATTCAGGAATAACAGTTCCAGTAGTAGATGATTCAACAGGTGATATGTACCAAGCTTCTAATACTGAAAAAGCAGTAATTCACGCATTATTCATTTCAAATAGAAGTGAATATAGTATAGCAAGAGTTAATGTAAAAGTTACAATAGATGGTGCAAAAAATACAAATACTAATCCAACAAATTTTGTATTTGTTGCTAAAAATTTAGAGGTTCCTGTGGGTAACACATTGACACTAGATAAACCGATAAATTTAGAAAACAATGATATATTAAGAGTAACTGCTGAACCTTCTCCTGATTCAACTTCTGTTGATGTGGAAGCGTTTGCTAGTATTTTGGCAATGACAGAATAGAAAAAATGAGAAAAATAAATATTAAAAATTAGAGAGAATCAATGGCTTATTTAGTACCAGGAACAACAGGAATAAAATACTTAAAACAATTCAATGGAATAAGACGTACAAAGGAAGGTATGTTATACCTAACTTCTGTAAATCCTAACCAAAGCAATGACGCAATTGAAGTATCAAAATATTTTGAAGATGGAAAATCAGATGCTGTTGGAAGAGACCAAACAGATTACGTTGAAGAAAGATTAGAAATGTTAAATGTTCAATATTTCACAGGTGATGGTTCAACTAAAGCATTTACTATCTCAAATCCAGTATTAAACGAAACAAGACTAGCATTATTTTTAGATGGTGTTAAACAACAACCTTATTCAGACTGGTCTTTATCAAATGGTAATCAGATAAATTTCGTACTAATTCCTAGTGCTAGTGCTAGTATTGTGGTTGGTGTAGTTAAGAGAAGATACTACAATAATGACAGCGATAAGTTTCAACAAATTAATTATTCAGACGATACTACAACTAGTTTTCTTATAAATAGTACTAGTGGAGATTTAGTTAAAAGAAGTAAAAAGGGAGTTACAAGGTCAGCAGAAACAACAGACGACTTTGAAACTTTTGAAAGCACAACGGCAAGTGTAGCTACAACAACATACCAAAGTGCTGTTTAAAATGTATAAATATTAGGGAAAAAGAGAGAAAATGGCAGATTTCAAACTAGGACGAATAAAATTTAAATGGAGAGGTGATTGGCAAGCAAGCACCACTTACTCACTTGATGATATAGCAAAATATGGTGGTAATACTTATGTGTGTATTCAAAACCACGTATCACCAGCAGCCGAAACAGATTTTTATACAAGTCCTGGAACATATACAGATTACTGGCAAGTACACGGCGAATCAGTTTATTTCAAAGGTGCTTATGCCAATGCAACTTGGTACAAATTAAACGACCTAGTTAGTTATGGTGGTAAACAGTACCGTTGTACAACAGCTCACACATCAGCAAGTTTAGTTTTAGACTCTGCAAAATTTGAACAATTTGTAGATAGTATTAACTTTACAGGTGATTATGCTTCTTCAACTCAATACAAATTAAATGATATAGTTAAATACGGTGGAAGACAATATAGATGTACAACTGAATACACATCAGCAGCTGGTGGTGATCCAAATATAGACTTAACAAAATTTACTTTATTTAGTGAAGGTTTAGCATTTAAAGGCGACTTTCAAGTTAACACATTTTACAAATTAGATGACGTTGTAAAATTTGGTTCATACCAATATAGATGTACAACTGCTCATACTTCAGGTGCTAATCAATCAGATTTCGCTCAAGCAAACTTTTCTGTTTATTCAGAAGGTTTACAATTTGAAGATTCTTATAATGCTTCAACTCTTTACTCAAAAGGAGATGTAGTAACTTATGGTGGATATTCTTATGCATATATTAATGCTGAAGAATCTACAGGACAAACTCCTGCCGACAATTCTTATTGGGATGTAATAACAACAGGTTTCAATGCAACTGGACTTTATGTCCACGGAACATTATACAAAACTGGTGATACAGTTCAGTATGGTGGTAATTCTTATGTCTGTATATTAGACGCACAAAATCAAAGACCATCACAAGCAAGTGGTGCTGTTAATTCAACTTATTGGAAAGGTGTTGTAGAAGGATTTAAATGGCAAGGTAACTATAGTGCTGTTACAACATACACTATTGGCGATACAGTAAGATTTGCTTCAAACTCATATGTTAATTTAAAAGACCAAGTTCTAAATGTAGAACCAGGATCAGACGCAACTACTTGGCAAGCAATTGCTCAAGGAGATACTGCTGCTGTAATGACATCAATCGGAGATATGATTGTTCAAGATGGTGGTGGTGTTGCAAGATTACCTCTCGGACTTCCAGGTGGTGTATTAACTAATGATGGAGATGATATTTTATGGAGTGGAATTTCAGGTAAAAACGTTTTATGGGTTGCTCCTTCAGGAACAGACGGTGGACCAGGAACAGAAGCATTGCCTTATAAAACATTGGCGTATGCTTGTACACACGCAAAATCAAATTCAATTAGAGAATATGAAAATGTAACTGGTGGTACAGGTGGAACACAAAATTTATATGATGAAGTTCAAGGGTATGCTTCAAAAGAATTAACAATTACAGCAGTACCAAGTACAACAACGTTTGAAATTCAATTAGGAACATCAACATATGCACACACTTATGTTAGTGGTGGTACAATTAGAAAAGCTGACGACAATACATTAGCAGTATCAAATGGTGTTTATAATCATAGTACAGGAATTATAACAATCACAACTCCAACACACGGATTATCAGTAGGTAATAAAGTTAGAGTATGGGGATTAAATTATACTTGCGCTAAAGGTGCAAAAACTTATCCAGAAGTTGGAAGTCCTTCACTTTATAGAGTTAATACAAGTGGCGGAGTTTTAAAAATAGACATTGTTAACGGCGGTGCTAAACACAATGTAGGTGATAAAATTAGAATTGATGGTGCAGATATCGGTGGTGCAGTTGCCTTAAATTTTGATGTTAAGAGTGTTGCAGGAGATATAATCAGAATTAAAAACGGTACTTTCAAAGAAAAATTACCAATGGTAGTACAAGAAAACGTTTCTGTAGTTGGTGAATCTTTAAGAAATACAATAGTAATGCCAGCAAGTGGAACTGGTTCTCAAATTAAAACAATAGAATTAACTAATAACGTAAATAGTGCTACTAACGGACAATACAAATATTTACACCCGAAAAAAGTAGAAAAACCTTATACAGTTCAAACTGTAGATAACGCAACTACATTTACAATTGATGTTGGTACAGACGCTAGAGCTCACACATATGTTGATGGTGGAACAGTTACAAAATCCGACTATGCTTCTTTAGATATAACTAACGCTGTTTACAATAATGGCACAGGAATTATTACAATAACAACTGCTTCAGCACATAGTTTATCAGCAAGTGATGTTGTTAAAATAGCAGATATAAAATATCATTGTAAAGATGGTGAAAAGATTTATCCAAAAGTTGGAACTGGTTCAGTATGGAGTGTAGTTGTAAAAGGCGGAATTGCAGAAGAAATTATAACATACCACGGTGGTGCAGGTTATCACGTTGGTGAAGTAATTACATTAGCAGCTGCTGATGTTGGTAACGGTGGCGACTTAACATTTACAGTTAAATCTTTAGAAGATAACAACGCTTCAAATATGTTCTTATTAAATGATAGGAACAATATGAGAAATATGACTTTCGTAGGTCTTTCTGGACAAAAACGTTCTGGAGGATTATACAAAGTAACACAGGTTGGTTCAACAACTCAATTTGTAGTTTCTTTAGGAACTTCACAATACGCTCACACTTATATTAGTGGCGGTGGAGTAATAAAAGTTGGCGCAGAAGGAACTAGATTCACTCTTGCTAACGCTAGTTATGCACACTCAAATGGTGATATGACAATAACTACAAACGAAGTAAACGGTTTAACAGTTGGTGATTATGTAACTCTTGGAAAAATGAAATTTACTTGCGAATTAGGTGAGAAAATATATCCAAGTGGTCCAATACAACAAGCGATTATGTCTTTAGACCCAGCAGGAAATATTAAAAACAAATCACCATATATGCAAAACTGTACATCTGTTAACCCAGGTGCCTGCGGAATGCAAATTGACGGTAATCTTCACAAAAATACTCACACGGAATCATTTAAATCAATGTTGGGTAATGACTTTACTCAAATCAATGATGATGGTATCGGTATTCACATCCTAGGAAAAGGACGTTGTGAGGCAGTATCAGTATTCGTATACTATTGTGAAAAAGCTGTTTATGCTGAATCAGGTGGATTTATAAGAGCTCTAAACTGTTCTCACTCTTACGGTGAACAAGCAGTTGTTGCTTCTGGTACAGACGAAGATGAAACACCAGTCAATGTTCAAACTAGAGGTTTGATGTTGAGTTATGACCATACAACTTTTCAATCTGGTTTTGCTGCTAACGATATAGAAGATTCAATTGCAGTACAAGGACAAGGAACTGCTACAATAACAGGTGGTACTTCAGGTGCGACTGCTACACTTTTCAGATACAACGTATCATTAAATTACTTACACATAGAAAGTATTACAGGTAATTTCGTACAAGGTGAAACAATTACAATTACAAAAGAAGATACAACAACATTTACAGTTGGATTATCTGCTACATTTGGAGATTCTTCAGCTGCTCAAGCAGGTCAAAGAGGACCTATACTAGCAGTTAAATCAGGTACAACAGCATTAACTTCTTCAAGTATAATTAAATTAGCTGCTAATATTAAATTCTCTGGTCTTTCAAAATACTATAGAGTTGGATTAGTTTCAGAAGAAGATTTAACTAACGGAACTGCTGTAATCAGATTAACAGAAGATATTGGTTTAAGTAAAGCACAACTTGCTAACGTATCAACTAATATAACAGAAAAATTTTCAAACATAAGATTAACAGGTCACGACTTCTTAAATATTGGTACAGGAAATTCAACTAAAACAAATTATCCAGGAACGCCTGCACAAGCTAATGACCAATCAGACGAAGTTACAGAAGAAAACGGTGGAAGAGTTTATTGGGTATCAACTGACCAAACTGGTGACTTTAGAGTTGGTGATTTATTCAAAATTGAACAAGCTACTGGTACTGCCACTCTTAATGCAGACGCCTTTAACCTTTCAGGATTAAGTGAATTAAAACTTGGTTCTATCGGTGCAGAATTAGGTGCCGCTGTAAACGAATTTAGTACAGACCAAACTTTAGGTGGAAATTCTAATACTGCCGTACCAACAGAAAGTGCTATATTAGGATATATGACAAGAGATAAAGCAGGTGTCGGTGCTTGGGTTCCTCCAACAGGAACATCAGCACAAAGACCTGGTACTCCATATGCAGGTGCAATAAGATATAATACATCTTTAGTTGCTTGGGAAGGTTATAACGGATCATCTTGGACAGGTCTTGGTGGCGGATCACCTTGGGAAACAATTACAGGTGACGGTTCAACAACAACAACTGCTTCAAGTGGCGGAAGATATTTAGTAAATACAAGTGTATATGCAACTACAGTTAATTTACCTGCTTCTCCATTAACTGGAGATACAGTTTCGTTTTTAGATGTTAATGGAACGTTTCAAACAAAACCATTAACAGTTGGTAGAAATGGAAATGAAATTATGAATTTAACAGAAGATATGACTGCCGAAGTTAATCACGCAGGATTCACTTTAGTGTGGACTGGTGGAACGAACGGTTGGAAATTAGTTGAGGTAGCGTAATAAATAAATATAGGTAACTTATGTCAAAACTTTCACAATTTAGTATAACAACAAAACAAAAAGATGAATTCTATGGATTTCATAGAGTTTCACCTACACAAACTATTAATAGAGATATTAAAATAGTTGCTGGTAATCAAGCTGTCTATGAATATAATTTAAGTACAGCATTTGATTCATCTACAGCAACTTATTCAAAAAGTACTTCTATTCATACAGAAGATACAAATCCAAGAGAAGTAAGATTTGGTAATAGTGGACTGAAAATGTATACTGTTGGACATACTGATAAACATATTGATGAGTACGATTTAACAACAGCATTTGATGTTTCTACAGCAACTTGGAGAACACACTTCAATGTTGGTACGCAAGAAACAAGTCCACAAGGATTAGCTTTCAACGATACTGGAACTAAAATGTATGTTGTAGGTACTGCTGGAAATTTAGACGCAAGTATCGCTGCTGACAATGTTTATGAATATGCATTATCAACTGCTTGGCAAGTTGAAACAGCAACTTATACAGATTTATTTTCATTAGCTGCTACAGAAACAGACCCACGTACAATGAGATTTAATGCAGACGGATCATTAATGTTTATTTTAGGTGATGACGGAAATGATGTTGGAGAATATTCATTATCTACAAACTATGATGTTTCTACAGCAACTTATGTTGATTCATTTTCTTTCGCTGCTGAAGATACTTCACCAATAGGATTTGGTTTCAATACATTAGGAACTAAAATATATATTTGTGGTAGTGTCGGTTCAGATGTTATGGAATATACATTAGTAACAGGTTTTGATATTTCAACTACACAAGCACTCGACTCTACATATACTTTTACTGCTGCTACTACACCAAGCGCACCAATAAGAAATGTAAGAGGACTAGAATTTAATACTACAGGATCAAAAATGTATCTTATTATGGATGCTGGTAAATATATTGTAGACGGTGGAGATGATGAATTACCTATCACTCACGAAACAAGATTTAGAAATACTATGAAATTTTATGAAGGCAATACTTACAAATTTGATGTTTCTGACTCAAGTAATACTGGACATCAATTTAAATTTTCAACTACTTCAGATGGAACGTGGGGTGGTGGAACTGAATACTCAACAAATGTAACTACTTCTGGAACTGCTGGAAGTGGTGGCGCATATGTACAAATAGCTGTTCCAAATAAAACACCTAGTACAGACCCTGGTAGTGCTGTTGATAAATTATACTACTACAATGGTAAACATAGTTTATCAGGTGGGGATATTTACACTCCTGAATGGAAGGGTAATTTACAAATAACATACACTAATGGTCAAGACAACATAGATACTAGATATAAAACAAAAAATCAAGAAGATATCTTTGAGGATAGTGTTTTATGGAAAGCTGGGCTAGAGTGGACTATAGTTAACGGTAATTTAACAGTAGGACTATAGAAATAAATATTACAAATTTTATAAAAGTGAGAAATAAACTATTATAAATATAAATAAGGAACAAGAGAATTATGGCAACAATAAATTTAGGCAGAATTAAACCAGTATTCCAAGGTGCTTATAATGGCGCTACAGCTTACGTTGTAGATGACATTGTAACTTTTGGTGGCGAGTCTTTTATATGCATTTTAGCTTCAACTGGTAATGCTACTTCAAATGCAACTTACTGGTCAAAAATCGCTAAAAAAGGTGATGATGTAACCCAATTAACAACACACGGAGATATTCTTTTTAGGGATGCTTCTGGTGTTCAAAGATTACCTGCTGGTACAAGCGGAAACGTTTTACAAACAAAAGGTAATGCAGCTGACCCAACTTGGGCAAATGCAACTGGAATTAACTGGGAAACTAAAACTGCTAACTTTACTGCTGTATCTGGTGGTGCATATATTTGCAATACAGACGGCGGTGCTTTTACAATGACATTACCTGCAAGTCCAGCAGATAACGATTACGTTATGGTTGCTGACGCAATGGGTAAATTTGGATCTAAAAACCTTACAGTTGATAGAGCTGGTAATAACATAGCGGGAAGTGCTACTAATTTAACAGTAGATTCTAACTACGCAAATTTCAGACTAACATTTAAAACAACACCAGACGTGACTTCTTCATTTATTGGATGGTTGTTAACATAATTTAAAATGAAAGTAATAAACAATATAAATAGTTTAATAAAAGATTTAAGGGAGAACATTTAATGAGTAACTATTCAACACTTTTAGGTGGCGGATCAGCTGGGGCAATTGACCACAGAAAAGAATCATTGCCTCTATTTGGTTTTTGGGGAGATAACTCCGACCAGAACCATCATATGACTTATAGAGTTTTCGATTCTGGTTTCAAAGAAACTGGTTCACCTTGGGGTGCAATATCTAACTCTACTACTAACTACAGATTTGGTATCACTGGTGACGCTTCGTTTTCATATTCACACAATGACCACGGAACTCACGTTTCTCACCACGATTTAACAACACAAGGTTATTCATCTTGGACATATTGGAACAAAAGTATGTACCAATGTGACCAATACCCACACGCACAATGGTACACATCTTCAAGAGATGGAATGGTATCTTGGCATTCATTACACGAATATACTTCAAGTTTTGAATATCAAAACGGATGGTGTAAATTAAATATGGTTCTACCTGAAGGTATTAGACCTAGACGTATGTTCTTAAACAGAAGATACACAATGAGAGAAATGTATCCTGGTAATCACGCTTGTCCTAATATAGATTACTACGATTATTCTTCACACTTATTAAATACAGACCAATCATATGCGACTGGTACTGGATACAATGAGAAAACAAAAACTTTAGTTATGATTCACTCTGGTGACGAAGGTGGAAATACTTCAAAAACTATTCACATTTTCAAAGGTACTAAATGTTTAAATAAAATAGACAGAATTAAAGAATTCTTTGACAATTTATCTTCAACTGAATACTTTACTGACACTTGGACTAACCAAAATAATAAAGATTGGTGCGTAGTTGTCGGTAATAACGATTTCGTTGGATTTGGATTAAAACAAGGTAACAGTAAGAGATACGGTGTATTTGATTGTTCAGTAAAAGGAACAGGTGTTGCTATAACAGGTGCAAGTAGACAATGGGATTCTTGGCAAACGTTCCAAGGATCAACAACAACGTCTTACGGCGCTTGGGAAGGTCACCAATACTACACTAAATTTATGACTACTTGGGATGGTACTTGGGGAATGATTTATTCACCATATTACTATTACGGAGTTGGTATCAATGCATTCTGTATGAGTTTACAGAATCCTAAAAAATTCATAAGTATTAACCAAACTAAATCAAGTAGAGGAAATCCTTGGTTTGCTTGGGGTCGTACAGGTTTCCACGGAGGTTGGTCAGACAACACCGACGGTACTTCTCATAGAACGTATGCGTGGTCTTTTGATCCAACGGATTCAGATGAAACTACGACAACTAGAGTTTATGACGGTAGCTCATCAGGAGATGGAGTTATTCCAAACAACAATAACCTTGTTGGTGCAGACATAACTAATAAAACTGGAAATCACGGTTTAACAGCTGCAAGAACGTGGCTACACGGAGGTTTCTATTCAACTGCTTATCCATTGTTAATGCAAATTGACTGGTGGGGAAGTTATGGAAACAACGATTCTACTTACGGTGGTAAGTACGGTTCATAATAAAATATATAATTAAGGAGAATTAAAAAAAATGGCAACATATTACTTTAATGTACACGACGGATCAGCTTTTACAGATAAAGCAGCCGCTGGCGATGAAGCAGTATCAGCAGGAAGAGCAGTCAAAAGAGATGATGTTCCTGATGGTGTTGAACCTTGGAGATTATCTTGGAACGGTTCAGCAGTAGTTTGCTTCGCAGAAGGCAAAACAGAAGCTGAAGCAATAGCACAGAAACTACAAGACTCAGAAGACGAAGTTACTGCTAATAAAGCAAAACAAGATGAAATGGTTAAAGCTGAAGTTGTTAAAACTAAAGCTCTTAAAGACGAAGGTCTTGAAGTTTAATTAATTCTCCAGAAGATAGTAATATCTTCTTACATCACCTGGTTATATTATGTACGATATCAAAGAATTAACAGCAGAAATTCATCAAAACGCAGAAAGACAAGAGTTTGTCAAGACTCTTATGTCTGGTTCTATTGAACCTAATCTTTACGCCACATATCTTTACAACCAATTACAATGCTATTCTGTATTAGAAAAATATGGAATGGAGAATTCTCTATTTCGTACAACTCCTAATCTACCTAGAGGAGAACATATACATTATGATTACAAAGCATTATGGACAGGTGAAGGTGAGCCAACTATAACTCAAAGTACAAAAGATTATGTTGCTCATATTGAAACAATCAAAGAAGACGCAGAAAAATTATACGCTCATATCTATACTAGACATTTAGGAGATGTATCTGGTGGTCAAATGATAATGAAAAGAACGCCAGGACCTAATCGTTATTACAAATTTAAGCATAAAGAAATAAAAGAATATAAACGAATAGTAAAAGAAACAATAAACAGTTATTTAAATGTTTATAAACTTAATATTTTAAATGAGTGTAAATTTTGTTTTGCAAGTGCTACAGCATTGTTTAAAGAAATGAACGAAATGGATACTTCTAAACCTTTAATATTAACCAATGAAGTATTTGACGAAAATAATAAAGATACAAAAAATGATCCTTTCAAAGGAACAAGTATTGAAGGAAGAGATTAATGATTTGGGAAAGATTAATCAAACTTGAAAAAGACATAATTGCTATACTTGATAAACGTTGTAAAGAATACAACGAAGAAGGTATGGATAGATTTAATAATGATAATTGGACCAACCGTACTTGGTCTAATATGAGTGTAAGACGTGCTCACGTAGATGTAGTGGACGCCAGAGAAACAAAAGGTCTTTGGATGGCACATATATGTTTATTTCCAAATTTAACAAATGGTGGTCCAATTTATGGATTTGATGTTATCGCAGGTAAGAAAAAAGTAACAGGTTGTTTTCACGATTTTAGTCCACTATTATTAAAAGACCATCCCTTAACAAAATACTTTATAGAAGAAACAAAATGGTATAAACCATCTAAAGAAAGAGAATTGCCTGATTGGGCGAAGGCTATCTTTAGTCCAGGTATGATTGCCGCTGGTAATATTTCGGATGAAAGAGAATTAAATCAAATTTGTACTCTTGCTACGTCTAATTTAGAAAATTATCTTGACAAAATTGGTCATTATAATAGCGATTCAAAGGAAGAAGATGTTATAAGAGCTCAAAACTTCTATTGCGAGCACCAACAACAAAATCCCCACACCCCTAGAGTAATGAAGACTCTTGGATTGCCTGAAGATGATATAAGACTATTCTGTACTGATAATTTGTTTCCGAAGATATAATTGTTATTATAAATATACAATAAAGGAACCAGTATGGCAAAACCAGCAACCAGAGAACAGCTAAAACAGTACGCTTTAAGAGCATTAGGTAAACCAGTAATAGAAATTAACGTAGATGACGACCAGTTAGAAGATAGACTGGACGAAGCATTACAATATTTTGCTCAATATCACTATGAAGGTGTTAAAAGAACCTACCTAAAATACAAGTATACTCAAGCAGATAAAGATAGAATTACAGGTACAGGTACAACTGAAGTTGCTACTAAAACTTATGGTGATTCAACTACCGTATCAAGTGAGTGGGTAGAAGGTAATCAGTATATCATTGTTCCTGAATCAGTTATATCAGTAGTTAATATTTTTCCATTTTCAAACAAAGGTAATTTAAATTTATTTGATGTTAGATATCAATTAAGATTAAATGACTTATATGATTTTTCTTCAACGTCTGTTATTAATTATGATGTTGTATTAAGACATTTAGATTTTTTAGACCACGTATTAGTTGGTGAAAAACCAATGAGATTTAATCAACACGATAATAGATTGTATATAGATATGGATTGGAAAAATGATTTACAAGTTGATGAATTTCTTGTAATAGAGTGTTTTAGACAATTAGATCCAGAACAATTTACAGATGTCTATGATGATTTATTTTTAAAGAAATATGTTGTTGCTTTATTTAAAAAACAATGGGGCGCTAATTTAGCAAAATTTGGTGGTGTTCAAATGATAGGTGGGGTTACTTTAAACGGACAAGAAATTTATTCACAAGCATTAGCAGATATAGAAACTTTAGAACAAAAAATCAGGTCACAATACGAATTAAATCCAACCTTTATGATAGGATAATGCTATGCCAGTTAATCATTACTTTCAAGGTGGACGAGGCATAGGCAATGCTGCCGAAAAAAGACTACACGAAGATATAATTGTTGAAGGTCTTAAAATTTACGGTCAGGATGTCTTTTACTTACCACGAACATTAGTCAATAAAGATTTAATACTAGGAGAAGATGTAACTAGTAAGTTTGACGATTCATTTTCAATAGAAATGTATTTTGAAAACAATACAGGTTTTGCAGGTGAGCAAGAAATCATAAGTAAATTCGGATTAGAAATTAGGGACGACACAACACTTGTTGTTGCAAAAAGAAGTTTCAATAATTTAGTTGCAAATAAAGCAAACTTAATTGCTTCAGGAAGACCAAATGAAGGTGATGTAATTTATGTTCCTTTAATGGGTTCTTTCTTTGAAATTTTATTTGTAGAAGACCAGGAACCTTTCTATCAATTAGGAAACTTACCAGTTTATAAATTGAAAGTAACTCGTTGGGAATATTCAAGTGAGAAACTTGATACAGGTTTGGAAGCTATTGACCAACACGAAGACGCAGCTACTTTAGACCAATTACAGTATAGAGTAAAATTAGAATACGGTCAAGAGGCTATGACAGGTGCAGGATCATTAACGTTAGAAGACTACTTTGACCATTCAACAGGTCAACCATCTTTCTTAATGAAAGAAGATTATACTGCTTCTAATATACAAACACAATCTCCATATGCAGATAACCTAGACTTGAATAAAGAGGCAGGATATGATACAGTAGGAACAGCAGATGATATATTAGACTTTACTGAAAGAAATCCGTTTGGGGAGATTGATGAGTAATGGAAAACACTAGAGATAGACATAAACAATTAACTGAACATACTAATAAAGTTAATAGAGAAAAAAAAACTTTAGAATTAACTAAAGTTTTAAGAACAGAAGTTGAAATAGGTGCAACAGGCACACAAAGATATAGAATTAAAAAAGGACCTAATAAAGGTAAAATATTATAATGTTCGGAACACATTTTTATAATCAAAGTTTAAGAAGACTAACTATTGCTTTTGGTCAAATTTTCAATAACGTTATAGTACAGACGAAATCAAGCACAGGCGCTGTTACTAAAAGAATGCGTGTACCTTTGGCATATGCACCTAAAGAAAAGTTTATACAAAGATTAGAACAACAAGCAAATTTAGACAAAGGTAGAACTTTTGCAATTGTTTTACCTAGAATGGGATTTGAATTAAAAGGATTAAAATATGATCCTAATAGAAAGTTAAATAAATTACAAAAAACTGTTAGAGTTAAATCTTCTGATTCTACTATACATAATTTTAATTATTCACCAGTACCATATGATATACAATTTTCTTTATATTCTTTTACTGCTACAGCAGAAAATGGACTACAAATAATTGAACAAATATTACCTTATTTTCAACCAGACTATACAGTTACTATTAATGCAATACCAGAATTAAATATTAAACGTGATGTTCCTATTGTTTTAGATGAAGTAATATATGAAGATACATATGATGGTGATTTTAATAAGCGAAGAGCTGTTATATATACTTTAAACTTTACTGCTAAAACTTACTTATATGGACCTATGGCACAAGGTAAAGTTATTAGAAAATCACAAGCAGATTTAGGAACATCTACGGATGCTCCTTTATCAAGAGAAGAAAGAATTATAACGATACCAAATCCTGAAAGTGCTAATGCAGATGATGATTTTGGATTTACAACAAAGATTAGTTTCTATGATGATACAAAGAAATATAATCCAGTAACAGGAGAAGATGAATAATGAGTAAATTGGAAGAAAGTGTTAATGAAATATTAGGTTTGGAAGGTAAAGATAAAGTTACTGATACTCCTTTAGAACCACCTAAAGAATTTAAAGCTCCAGTACAAAGAAAAAATGGTGAAGTTGCAATAAAAATAGATAAAGATATTAATACAGATTATGATTATAGTAGAGAAAATTATTATAATCTTATAGAAAAAGGTCAAGAGGCAATACAAGGTATTTTAGATATTGCAAAAGAAGGTCAACACCCTAGAGCATATGAAGTTGTTGGTCAACTAATAGGACAAGTTGCTACGTCTGTTGATAAATTACAAGACCTACAAAAGAAATTAAAAGATTTAAAAGAACTACCTGGTAAAACAAATGCTAATATTAAAAATGCTTTATTTGTAGGTTCAACAGCAGAATTACAAAAGATGTTGAATAAACAAAGTATGGAAACTAAAAAAGAAAAGAGAATTGAAAATGAAATTATTGACGGCAAATCAGAAAGTAAAGAATAAAAAACCTATCGCAATAAAAGACTTAAAATATATTAAGTCAATGGCACCATTAAAAGAATTATTAGATGGTGAATCATTAAATTATCCAATAGAAGTAAAAGAGCACATTGTATCAGAAGTACCTAGATACGGTGTAATGGGCATACCCTATATAGAAAAAGAATATAGTGTGTGGAGAGGCAGTCAGCGAGTGCAGGCAGCTATTAAATTAGGTTATACACATATTGAAGGAGTAATAATAAATGAAAGAACATAAATTTCCATTAGAAAGTTTTATCGGTGGTTGGTATATGGATGAAAAAATTTGTGATGGTATCGTAGATTTATTCAAAGAAAATCCACAAGAACAAAGACCAGGTGTTATAGGTGGACCTTTTAGTGTTAATAAGAAACATAAAGATTCAATAGATATTGGAGTTGATCCTCATTGGAGAGAACCAAGATATTGGGCGTGGAAACAAGCATTAAAAGAGTGTTGTACTTTATATGAAGAGAAATATCCTGAACTTGCTCATTTTAAACCTTGGGGTTTAGTTGAAGGAGTTAATATACAATATTATCCACCAGCAGGAGGTTATTTTGCTCCTCATTTTGAAAGAGGAAGTATCCACGAAAATCGTAATTTAGTTTTTATGACTTATTTAAATGATGTGCCTGAAGGTGGTACACATTTTAAATATCAAAAATTAACAACACCAGCTAAAAAAGGACTAACTTTAATTTGGCCTACTGACTTTACGCATACACATAGCGGTCAGATAACGAAAGAACACGAAAAATATATCATAACTGGTTGGTTCGGTTTTTTAAAGTAAAATAAGATAAATAGTATTATGAGTGTAACAGACGCATATTTAGGAAATCCTAATCTTAAAAAAGTAAATACACCAGTTGAATTTACTAAAGAACAGATTGTAGAATTTCAAAAATGTAAAGCAGACCCAATATATTTTATGGAGCAACATATGAAAATTGTTTCCCTAGATGAAGGTCTTATACCTTTTAGTATGTATGGTTTTCAAAAGAAGATTGTTCATACAATTGACAAAAACAGATTTACTATTTGCAAACTACCTAGACAATCAGGTAAATCAACAACAACTATTGCATACTTATTACACTATGCAATATTTAATCCAAATTCAAACATAGCAATACTTGCCAATAAATCTTCTACTGCTAGAGATATATTAGGTAGATTACAACTTGCTTATGAAAACTTACCAAAGTATATACAACAAGGTGTTATCAATTGGAACAAAGGTAATATAGAATTAGAAAATAAATCTACTATTATTGCAGCCGCTACATCTTCAAGTGCAATACGAGGAGGTTCTTATAATATAATATTTCTTGACGAGTTTGCTTTCGTACCTGCTAATATAGCAGAAATGTTTTTTAGTTCAGTTTATCCTACGATTACATCAGGTAAAACTACAAAAGTTATTATAGTTTCTACTCCCCACGGAATGAATCAATTTTATAAATTATGGACAGACGCTGAAAACAACAGAAATGATTATGTGCCTATTGAAGTACATTGGTCAGAAGTACCAGGTAGAGATGAAAAGTGGAAAGAAACAACTATACGTAATACATCACAGGAACAATTCCAACAAGAGTTTGAGTGTGAATTTTTAGGTTCAGTAGATACTTTAATTTCACCAGTAAAAATTAAAAATACACCTTATATGACAGCACTAACTTCAAGTGGTGGTTTAGATGTATTTGAAAAAGTTGTAAATGGTAGAAATTATGTTTGTTGTGTTGATGTAGCAAGAGGTGTAGATAAAGATTATTCAGCATTTTTAATATTTGATGTATCTAAAATGCCTTATAGAGTTGTTGCCAAATATAGAAGTAATGAAGTTAAACCGATTCTATTTCCACACCTAATAGCTAAAGCTTGCAAGGCATATAACAAGGCAGATATTCTTTGTGAAACAAATGATATAGGTCAACAAATAGGTGAATCATTAAACTATGAATTAGAATATCCTAATATATTAATGACTACTCAAAGAGGAAGAGCAGGTCAAATATTAGGTGCTGGTTATAGTGGAAGAGGTTCTGGTTTCGGTGTTCGTATGACAAAACAGATTAAAAAAATTGGTTGTTCTAACATCAAAACATTAATTGAAGGTGATAAAGTTATTATTAATGACTTCAATATCATAGAAGAAATGTCAACTTATGCTCGTAGAGGAAATTCTTGGCAAGCGGAAGAAGGTTGTAATGATGATTTAATGACTTGCCTTGTATTATTTGGCTGGTTATCCAATCAACCTTATTTCAAAGAAATGACTAATACTAACGCCAGACAACAACTATATGAAGAACAAGAGAAATTAATAGAGCAAGATATGGCGCCTTTTGGTTTTGTAGATGATGGTATACCTGATTGGGAAAAACCAGAAGTAGACGAATATGGAACAGTCTGGCATCCAGTTGTTAGAAAAGGGCTCTAAATCAAGCTTTATATAAATATCCATAGTTATGAATTTTGATTATGGTCGTATGAAAACATACGGAATATGCGAAAATAGAGAAGTTAATTAGCTAATTATAAGGAGAAAACCTAATGGCATTTCAAGTATCACCAGGTGTTCTCGTACAGGAAAAAGACTTAACAAGAATTATTCCTGCCGTTTCATCTTCTTCTGGAGCTTTTGCTGGACAATTCAGTAAAGGACCTCTTGATGAAGTTATAAGTATCGGTAGTGAATCTGAACTTGTATCAACGTTTGGAAAACCAGATAGCTCTAATTTTGAGAGTTATTTTAGTGCTTCAAACTTTTTACAATATTCAAATAACTTGAAAGTAGTTCGTGTACAGAATTCATCTGTTTCAAACGCAACTGAAAGTGGTAGTTCGTTTGTAATAAAAAATACTACTGATTACCAAAACAACTATGCTGACGGTTCTGCTTCTGTAGGAATGTGGGCTAGTAGAACAGCTGGAGTATGGGGAAACAATTTAAGTGTTTCTTCTTGTCCATCTGCTACTGCTTACGAAGAAGTTAACAAGACAACTGTTTCAGACGCTTCAACAAGTGTCGGAGATACTGTTGTAACTGTTGCTTCATCTACAGGAATAAGTGCTGGAGATATAGTTAACTTTGGTGATGAATATGAATATAGAGTTATTAGTATTGCTACTAATGACTTGAACATTGTACGAAAAGAAGAACCTTCTTACTATGGCACAACTGACTCATCTGGATTACAAGCGACAATTACAAATGGCGCTCAAGTAAGACGAAGATGGAGATATTATGATTTATTTAACAAAGCACCAGGAACATCTGCTTACTCTCAACAAAGAGGTGGTAGTAATGACGAAATGCATATTGCAATCGTTGACGAAGATGGTGGAATTAATGGCGTTAAAGGCGAAGTACTAGAAAAATTTGAAGCAGTTTCAAAAGCTTCAGACGGTAAATCACCTCAAGGCGACACTAATTACTATTCAGACGTACTTTACAATTCAAGTAATTACGTTTATTGGATGGACCACAATGCTTCGGGTTCAAATTGGGGCACAGCAGCAGCTGGAACTACATTTACAGACGTAGCGTCTGTTAGTGATGTATCATTAATAAATGGTGCAGACGGTTCATCTGCTACAACTGCTCAAATTAAATCTGCTTATGAAAAATACCAAGACGCTGAAACAACAGAAGTTGGTCTTTTAATAGCAGGGGCTGGTGACGCAACACATATAGATAACTTAATTACAATCGCTGAGAAAAGAAAAGACGTAGTAGTTTTTGCTTCTCCAGAGAGAAGTGATGTAGTTAATGTGTCAAATTCAAATACACAAAAAGATAATGTTGTAAATTTCTTTAACGGAGTTGCTTCATCTTCTTATGTGTTCTTTGATAGTGGATACAAATATATGTACGATAGATATAATGATGTCTATAGATATGTTCCTTTAAACGGAGATATGGCAGGACTAGCGGCAAGAACTGATATGGTTGCTGACGCTTGGTATTCACCTGCAGGTTTAAATAGAGGTATCGTTAGAGGTGCAGTTAAACTAGCATTTAATCCAACTCAATCTCAAAGAGATGAATTATACAGAGCAAGAGTAAATCCTGTGACTACGTTCCCAGGACAAGGAACTGTATTGTTCGGAGATAAAACTGGATTGAAAACACCTAGTGCATTTGATAGAGTCAATGTCAGAAGATTGTTCATTATTTTAGAAAAGGCAATTTCAACTGCTTCTAAAGTCCAACTATTTGAATTCAATGATGAATTCACTAGAGCTGGTTTTAGAAATATGGTAGAACCTTTTTTAAGAGAAGTACAAGGAAGACGAGGTATTACAGACTACCTAGTAGTTTGTGATGAAACTAACAACACAAGCGAAGTAGTGGATAGAAATGAATTTGTTGCTGAAATATTTGTAAAACCAGCAAGAAGTATCAACTTTATCTCATTGCAATTCGTTGCAACAAGAACAGGCGTTTCTTTTGAAGAAGTCGCAGGATAATTTAGGGGAGAAATAAACAATGGCAAACATAAATGATTTCAAAGCTAAACTGTCGGGCGGTGGAGCAAGAAGTAACCAATATAAAGTGGTTATGCCTTTTCCTGGCTACGCACAAGTTGGCGGAGAAATAGAAGACCTAGCATTTTTATGTCAAGCTGCTGAACTACCTGGTATGGCAATCACAACGATTGAAGTACCTTTTAGAGGCAGAGCAATAAAAATCGCTGGAGATAGAACAATAGCGGATTGGAATATCAAAGTAATAAATGATACTAATTTCAAATTGCGTAATGCATTTGAAAGATGGATGAATGGTATTAATAATATGACTGATAACGAAGGATTAACAAATCCTGTAGATTACCAAGTAGACGCATTTGTAGACCAATTGGATAGAAACGGAAATACTATCAAGTCATACACTTTAAGAGGTGTATTTCCTGCAAGTATTAACGCAATTCCTTTGGATTACGCTGCTAAGGGTGATTTATCAGAAACAAGTATTACATTATCGTTCCAATACTTTGAAAGTAACACAACTACTTAATCTTTCATTATAAATAGTATTGAAAGTTTTAAGGAGATAAATTATGGCTGAATTATTTGGATTTTCTATAACTCGGGTTAAAAAACCTACGGATCCAAAACAAGCATTTACACAACCACAAGCGGATGATGGAACACAAACCATCGCCGCTGGTGGGTATTATGGTCAATACTTGGATATGGAAGGTCAGTCAAAGACTGAACACGACCTTATCAGACGTTATAGAGAAATAGCATTGCATCCTGAATGCGATATGGCAATAGAGGATATTATCAACGAGTCAATTGTTGCTAATGAACTCAAAGACGCAATAAGAATAAACCTAGATAACTTACCATTCGGTAAGGAAGTTAGAAGAAAAATAGAAGACGAGTTTAAAGAAGTATTAAGGTTGATGAACTTTAATACAAAAGGTCACGATATCTTTAGAAGATGGTACGTAGACGGTAGAGTATATTATCATAAAGTAATTGATAGAGAATCTACAAGAAAAGGTATTACAGAATTAAGATACATAGACCCTAGAAAAATCAAAAAAATTAGAGAAGTAAGAAAAAGAAGACCAGACGGTCCTACTCCATATGGATTAAACGTCATTGATGATGTTAAAGAATACTTTTTATACAATGAAAAAGGAGTTACAAATACTACATCAGGTGGAATTAAAATTGCTGTTGACGCAATAGCATTTTGTCCTAGTGGATTAATAGACCAAAATAAAAATATGGTCTTATCATATTTACATAAGGCAATTAAACCTGTTAATCAATTACGTATGATTGAGGACGCAAGTGTTATTTACAGAATAGCAAGAGCGCCTGAAAGACGTATATTTAAAATTGATGTTGGTAATTTACCGAAGATAAAAGCAGAACAATACTTACGTGATGTTATGGCAAGATATAGAAACAAACTTGTTTATGACGCAAACACAGGTGAGATACGTGATGACAGAAACTATATGTCAATGCTTGAAGACTTTTGGTTACCAAGTAGAGATGGAGGAAGAGGAACAGATATTACTACTTTACCAGGTGGACAACAACTTGGTGAAATGGGAGATATAGAATACTTTAGAAGTAAATTATATCGTTCTTTAAATGTTCCTGCTAGTAGATTAGAAGCGTCAACTGGATTTAATCTAGGACGTTCAACTGAAATTACTAGAGATGAACTTAAATTTACAAAATTTGTTCAAAGATTAAGAAAGAAATTTACTGAAGTATTTAACGATATATTAAGAACTCAATTAGTTTTAAAAGCCGTAATTACGGATGAAGATTGGCATATTGTAAGAGACCATTTACAATACGACTTTTTACAAGATGGACATTTTGCTGAACTAAAAGATTCTGAATTATTGTTAGAAAGAATAAGACTTGCTGATTCAGTAAGAGAGTATGTTGGTAAGTACTTTTCAGTAGAGTACGTAAGAAAAAAAATCTTACGTCAAAATGATAGGGAGATTGAAGATATAAACAATCAGATTAGAAAAGAAGTTAAAGATGGTGTTATTGCTGACCCTATGCAACAATATACAGCACATAAAGATGAAATAGAAGGAGATATGTAATGGCAGACGCAAGTATTCCAAGTAAGACAGCAGAATTTATTGATAAATTGCAACAAGGGAAAAATGCAGACGCAGGAGAGGCATTTAAGGATGCTTTAAGAGATAAAGTAGCAAGTGCTCTTGACAAACAAAGAGTAGATGTAGCAGCTAAAGTTTTTAAAGGTGTAGAACCTGAAAAATTTAGTGCTCCTAAACCTGCAGTAACAGACCCGAGTGCAAGAACTGATAAAATTATGGATACAGATGGAAAAGAAATCGCTTTTGAACCGAAAGAACCGGCTCCAGAAGCACCAGAACCTGTAGCACCAGAAATGGCGCCAGGACACGAAACACCACCAGACGCAGGTGTATAGAAATGGATAACGAATATTTTTTTACAAGTAAAATATTTGAAGATACAAAGTATCTTGACTCTAAAAGTTATGGAGATTTATCTCCTAGATTAAAGTTAGCAGTACAAGATACTTTTAGTCTAATTGAAAGAACGTCTGGAGATATTATAACTAAATTTGAGTCTTCAGTAGATAAAGTTGCTGAAGCAAGAAAAATAAATAAAGAAGAACTATACAAATATTTTGATAACGAAGTAAACGAACAATTAGGAGAGTAGTATGGCGTGGGTAGATGTACCAGGATCAAATAGTGTTTGGGAGTATGAAAATACTGCCACGGCATCCAATACATATGCAGACGCACCTGGAACTTATTCAGGTGGTATAAGAACTTATACAACTCCTGGAACTGGCGTAGTAAATAAGGTCTATGCTAGATGTAGAAAAAAAGGAACAACAGTAGAGCGTGGTGAATTATCTAAAGATTTTTATGACGCAACACATTTAGGATTCTAATGGCAGATACAGTTACAACACAAACAATAGCAGATACATCTGGAGTTAAATATGTTATAAAAATGACTAACTTTTCAGATGGTTCTGGAGAAACTAACGTACAAAAAATAGACGCTTCAGCGACTACTTTTATGAGTGAAGATGGTGAAAGACGTATAGCAAGAGTATATTATTCAGTTAACGTATCAGACGCAAAATCTGGTGTGGAATTGATATGGGACGGTGCTACAAATTCTACTGCTTTATTTCTTTCAGGACAAGGAACAATAGATTTAAGAACTGATGGAAACTCATTTAAAAATGACGCAACTACACCAACAGGTGATGTATTGTTAAGTACAAAGAATTTTGCTAAAGGTGATAACTACTCATTAATCGTTGAATTTAGATAAGAAATCTTATAAATAATAGAGAAGAGAGAGAACAATGAAACTAATTACCGAAGAAGCTGCTCAATCACAATTTATAGTTGAAGAGGTTGGTGGCAAGAAAAATTACAAAATCAAAGGTGTCTTTTTACAAGCAGATATCAAAAATAGGAATGGAAGAGTCTATCCTAAAGAGATATTAGAAAAAGAAGTTTCAAGATATAATAGAGAATTTATCAACAAAAGACGTGCATTTGGTGAGTTAGGACATCCTGACGGACCAGTTGTAAATCTTGAAAGAGTAAGTCATATGATAACAGACTTACATCCTGACGGTTCAAATTTTGTTGGTGAAGCAAAAGTGATGGATACACCATATGGTAAGATTGTTAAAAATCTTATTAACGAAGGTGCTCAATTAGGAGTGTCTTCAAGAGGTATGGGATCACTAGTGCGAGGACGTGGCGGAGTTAATGAAGTAGGAAGAGATTTTTACTTAGCAACTGCCGCTGACATTGTAGCAGACCCAAGCGCTCCTGACGCTTTCGTAGAAGGCATTATGGAAAATAAAGAGTGGGTATGGGATAATGGTGTTATCAAAGAGAGAGATATTGAAGAGTGGAAACAGTACATAAATGAAGCTAAAAGACTACGTTTAGCAGAAGCGAAAGCAGAAGTCTTTAAGAAATTCATTGAAAAACTGTAATCTTATAAATATCTATTAATAAAGAGAAATAATTTAAACGTTTAAATTAATTAAGGAGATTTATTCTTATGGCCGATACAGAACAAAAATTAGAGGCGTTAGAAGCAAAAGCAGTGGACGAGGCGAATTCACCTAATCCAATGGCGGATGCTCCTAAAAAGAATGCTGTTGCGGCTGAACCTTCTCATATTGCTAAAATGAGTGAATATGAAGATTTAGGTAAGGCAGTAGTAAAACCAACAGATTCAAATCCTGACGCAACTAAAAAAGTTACAAAAGTTTCTGGACAAGCTCCTCAAAAATCACAAGGTGCTGCTGACCCAATGCCGAAATTATCGGGACACAACACTAAATTGGAGAATAAAGAAACTAAAAAAGACGAAGACGGTAAAGAAATTAAAGAAGGCGATTTACCACCAGCACTTCAAAAAGCTATTGACGCTAAGAAAGACAAAGAAGACAAAAAAGATGTCAAAGAGTCTGACGAGAAAAAAGATGCTAAAAAAGATGACGCTGAGGTAAGAACTGAAGACGAAGATAAAGAAAAGAAAAAAGACATTGACGTAAAAGAACACGTTGACGCCTTAATCGCTGGAGAGAAAGACTTAACCGAAGAGTTTAAGACAAAAGCTGCAACCATTTTTGAAGCGGCAATCAAATCTAAAGTAAAAGAAATTGCTGAAGAAATGGAAACAGATTATAATACTAAATTAGAGCAAGAAAGTGCTAAAGCAAAATCTGAATTAACTGAAAAAGTTGATTCTTACCTTGCATACGTTGTTGAAGAGTGGATGAAAGAAAACGAAATCGCTCTTGAAAGAGGTATCAAAGGGGAAATTGCTGAAGACTTTATCAATGGTCTGAAAAAATTATTTGAAGACCACTACATTGATGTTCCAGATGAAAAATATAACGTGCTTGAAGACCAAGCAGGTAAAATTGAAAAACTGGAAAAAGACCTCAATGAGCAGATTGAAAAAAATGTTGAGTTAAACAAGGAAGTTGGAACTAAAGTTAAAGATGAAATCAAAGCTAAAGTTTCTGAAGACCTTGCTGACACAGCAAAAGAAAAATTTGCTAAACTTGCTGAAGAGATTGAGTACTCTAACGCTGAAGACTATCAAAAGAAATTAGAAACTGTTAAAGAATCTTATTTTGGAAAGAAAACTCCGACTGCTGAAGAGAAACTAGATGATGGAGCGGCAGATGGATCAACACCAATTGGTGAAGATTTATCAAAATCTATGGCTGCTTACAGCGCCGCTATAAGCAAAACTAAAGACATTAAGTTGTCTATTAAGTAAATATAAAGGGAGATAAACACATATGTACTTATCTGAAACACACGAAAAAAAATGGCAGCCAGTACTAGAGCATCCTGATTTACCAAAAATTACTGATGCTTATAGACGTGCCGTTACATCTGTGATATTAGAAAACCAAGAACGTGCTTCTAAAGAAGATAACGCTTACTTGGCTGAAGCTGCTCCGACTAACGCAACAGGTAGTGCTGTTGCAAATTGGGATCCAATCCTAATTTCACTAGTTAGACGAGCTATGCCTAATCTAATCGCATACGACATTGCAGGTGTTCAACCAATGACAGGTCCTACAGGACTTATATTCGCAATGAGAAGTAGATATACTTCACAAACAGGCGGAGAGTCGTTCTTTGATGAAGCTGATACAGATTTTTCAGGCAGAAATGCTGCTGGATCTTCTGTTGACGGTTATTCAGCAACAGACCACGCAGGAACTAATCCTGGTGTATTAAACGACGGTTCACCTGGAACTTATACTAAAGGCGAAGCAATGACTACAGCGAAAGCTGAAGCATTAGGCGACGCTAGCGGTAATGCATTTGCTGAAATGGCTTTCTCAATAGAGAAATCTACGGTAACTGCTAAATCAAGAGCTCTTAAAGCTGAATACACTATGGAACTTGCTCAAGACTTAAAAG